CGGGCAGTTTCGCATACGCGGGATACCATTCGCTATGGTGATCCTTGCCGAGCCGATTTCTCTTGTGGGTGATCTCGGTCCAAGGTTGGTAGCGCACCCAGATGTCGTTCGCCTGCCCGTGGGGGGACAACCCTTCGGTGCGCAGCCGATGCTGGTCCCAGAGTTGTGGGTTGGCGTCCAACTGCTCAAGCGCGTCCGCGACGTTGATCGGCCGCGCCGTGATGGCCGTCATGCGCGAAGCGCGGCCGGGCTCGAGATAATGGATCACTGAAACGCGCCCTCGGCCTTGAGTCTTTTCAGCACATCGGGGTTTTGCTTGCGGGCTTGGTAGTTCGCCGTCACGCGCATGTCTTTGAGCATGCTCCAACGGCTGAAGTCCGTGTCTTCGATCTGCAGGTGCGAGTGGATCAGCCGCATGTCGCGGTTGAACAGCGATTGCCAAGTCACGTGCATTCCATGAATCCGCCATAGGTTGTCGAACAATCTAGGCGGACACGGCGGGAGCCCTAGCTTCTCAAGGCTTGCCTGCACCTCATGGCGCGGCCGGTGCAAGATCACCTTCGGACACGGGTGCTCGTTGACCCAGTCGGGAAAATAAGCGATCCCTGTGCACGAGATACCCAAGTTCTCGTCGCCGAGATGATCCAAGTCCGCGTAGTGAAAATCCCACAGCGGATCGTGCATGCAAAGGATGCCACGGGCCGTGAAATAGTTCGCCGCCCAAGCCGTGCCTGACCGCGGCGCGCCGACGATCATGAACCTGAGCATTACGCGAGACCGATTTCACCCTCGAGAATCAGCGTGAGCGCGCTGGCGGTGCCCGACCCGCCGACCAGAAAATCGGCCGCATCGAAGCGCGCGATGCCGTACCAGTCGAGCGAGCTGTTGGCGGCGACCGAAGTGGCCTGCCAGTTCCATTCGGAACCGGCGGCATTGGCGCCGCTTGCGCCTTTCCACAAGCTCACCGTCGCCGCAGTGCCGGTCTTGTTGACGACGCGGGCGTGGCGAAAGATGGCGTACGGCTGGGTCTGCGTGTAGCCCACGGGGCCCGAGAGCGAGGTGATGGCGGTGTTGAAAAGGTTCGTGGTGAGAGTCGTCGTGAGCGCAATGCCTTCGACGTTCAAGGTGCGATTCTGAGCCATGGAATGAAACTCCTGTGCGTTTGGCGATTATCCAACAAAAAATCGTGCATCAAGGGATCGTCGTGACGATCGAGGTGAGATTGCCTGCCGTGTTGTATCCAAAAGTCTCGGTGACGGTCGGATACGAGCCTCCGCGGTTCAACACCGTCGAGGTGAGCACGCCCGCGCCGCTGTAGTTGAACGTCTTGTAGCTGCCATCGGGATAAGCCGTCTCTAGCAACTGCACGGTCGTATCAATCGGTGCCGTCGAGACGTTCAAAGCCGCGCCGTTCAAAGTCACGTTCGGAGAGACGGTGAGCGTATTCACGCCAATCCAGTTGACGGTCAGGGTCTGACCCGCAGACGCTGCGTTGAACGTGATCGTGAAGTTGTAGTCCGACGAGCCGCTATTGGTCGGAGTGGTGATCGTCACCGGCGGTGCGGAACTGTCCGACAGACTCACCGTAAGCTGGCCGCCCGAATAATACGTTCCGACGAAGAAGGTGAGCACGGCGCTTTCCAATCCAGCGGGCACCGTGATTTGATATCCGAAATCCTGCGTCCCTGCGCTGGGGCAGTAAAGCCCGTAGCTGCTGCCCGTGTTCGACGTCGTCGGGCTGCCATCGGTCCAACTGAGCAATCTCGCGTCGCCGTTGTACTGATTGGCGTAGGTGCCGGAGCCGATCGGCGTGTAGTTGCTGATGAGCGAACCCCCGGAAGCCTTTCTCGTCAGGCCCGCGCTCTCGCCCCATTTGATCCAGTCCGTGGGACCGAGCGACGTCAAATTGCCCGTTGCGGTGCTGGTCGTGTAACTCGCGGTGAGCACGCCAACCACTCCGGGCACACCCCACGTGTTGGTAGTCGTGCCTAAAAGGCCCGCATCGACGTATTCTTTGCTCGCCGCGACGTGTGGATTGTCGATGCTCGTCGAGGTGGGATCGGCCGCCAGAATCAGCTCGCCGGTCATCGTGCCGCCCGCGATGGGCAAGTACCCGGCGCCGCCCGCACCAGAACCTGGAATGGTCATGCCATCCTCGCCAGGCTCGCCGTCCATCCCGGGCGGTCCTGGCATGCCATTCAAGCCATTGATGCCGGAGACGCCCGGCGCGCCGAAGACGGTCATGCCGTCCTCGCCGTCCTCGCCGTCGAGTCCTGGCGGCCCCACGCCGCTGTCGGTCGAGACAGCGCCTGTCGAACCGATGAACGAGACCGTGATGGTGTCCTCGGTGGTATCGACCTCGATGCTTGACCCATCGCCCGAGATGCTCTTGAACGCAAGCACTCCGGCTTCGATGCCAGCAAAAGGCCCGGCGCCCGTGCCGATATTCTCTGCGGTCGCCCCGCCCGAGGTTTCCGGCAGCGGCATGTTGGTCCACTCGCCGTACGAGTAGGTCAGCACTTCGCCGTCGGTGATGCCCCCCACCGCGACGTCGGCCAACTGTGCCAACTTCAATTTGGCGAATGCGGCGGACGTTGCCGACAGCGCGATCAGCACCTCTCCGGCAGTCAAACCCTCGACTTCAAATGCCGCCTGCAGGTCGGGATTCGCAAAGAGCGTCGATGACCCGCTCGATGACTCCGAGGTGAGTGTCGAGACCGAATTGAGCAACGAATTGATCGCCTTTTCCGCGACGATCATGTCTTGCACCAGCCGGCGCAGCTTCGCGTCGGTTGCGTCGTTGCCGGTGAACTGGATGTCGGTAAGGGTGAGCTGCTGCGTGGTCACGGATTATTGGTGTTGATCGGGGAGCCTTGGCTCGCGGTGCCCATGCGCTTGCCATGCGGGGTTGCCTGGCTCTGCCACACGCCCATACGAAAGTCTTGGCCCACGACGATGGAGCCGGACACGGATGCCGCTTCGATCTTCAGGGCGATCTGCGTGCCCGACGCCCGGGGATCGCAGCGCGTCGTCGTCGGCGTGATGATGAATGGACCGTAGGTGATCGGCGCCGGATCTTCGGGGTACTCGCGCGTGATGAGGCTGTACTGGCAGCCGTTTCTCAGGCGCTTGAAGTTCGGAATGATGCTGTTGACGATGATAGGCTCGTCCGATTGAGCGCCGATGTCCCAGCTTTGCAGAAACCAGTACATGGCGTTCTTGACGTTGCCCGGTTCGACTTCGTCGTAGCCGATCTCGTGCTGGTAGAACGTGCCGTTGTTGAAGCCGAACGGGTACTCGACGTAGTTCGCGAGCGCGGCAGAGGCATCCCGCATGGCGGTGCGCGGCATCGTGCCGCCGTACCAGACGTTGTCCTCGTAGTTGTAGGTGATGTACTGCATGACATCGGTGCCTGAGGCCGGATACCACCACGTCACCTCGGATTTGGTCATGTAACTCGCGCAGTACGTCATCTCCGCTTGGCTGCGATCAAACCCCACGGTCGGCGCGGAATCGTCTGCCGGTCCGAACACGGTTTCCCACATATCGCACGGCAGAACGCGCAGCGTCCCGTCATAGATCATGAAGTCGTCGAAACACATCATGTAAACGACGCCGTTGACGTCGATGGCGGCATTTGGCCCCACCAGGTAGCACTTGCCTAGTTCGTTGAACCCAAAGATGTTGGGCGACCCTTGGAACTGCATCTGGTAGAGCTGCGTGTCGGACCAGAGCAGATTCTGCTGCCGGGATTGCACTCCGGTAATCATGCGGCTGCCGAAGTTCAGGCGCTGTCCGCCAGCGGTGTTTGCCACGGGCAGCACCACGGCTGTCCAGTCGGTCAGGTCGCCTTCGGAGCACCAGCGCACGTTCATGGGGTCGTTTACGCCCGTGATCGCGTCCGAGGCGCCGATCGCGATCAGGAATTCCGAATCCGCGTTGACCAAAATGCGCTGAATGTCCGCAGGCGCGTTCGCGACCAGCGCCGCTCGAGCGTTCGGGCCTGTCGTCCACTGCCACCAATAGAGCGACCCGCCATTGAAACTCGCGACCAAGTCTTGGCCCCAGTTCTGCAGCGACCAGGTCCGCATCTTGGCGGGAATCCCGGTGCCGGACGTCGGCACGCCATATTCGCCCGAGTCGCCGTAAAGGCCGGTGCCGTAGCCGTGCAGGTAGCCGTTCTCGGCAAGACCGGCGGACACGTCGTATTCGATCGTGACGGACCCGCCGCCGTTCGCCACGGTGGAGGTGGCTTGGCTCGCCGCGGTGATGTAATACTGATTCGGATTGCCGCTCACCGCGCTCGTGATCTGATACTGGCCCGAAAGCGTCAAGCCGCCGATCGTCACCGAGTTGTCAATGGTGATCCAGTCCCCAACCTGCCACGCATTGTTGGTCAGGTCCGTCACCATGACTTGGTTCGACGTGTTCGTCGTGGAGAGCGCGTTTGACAAGTTCGATGTCTGGTAGAGCGGCGTGATGTCGTAAAGGGTCAGGTTGTTGATGAGGTAGAGTTTCGATTCGGTTGCGAACGCGATCCAATACTGCCCGTCGTTCGATGCCCAATCCCACGCCGCGCGGCACGTGCCGATGTAGACGCCGCCATTGGCGCCCGTGAGCGTCTGAGCCAGCCAGCCGCCGATCTTCTCCGGCAGCATTTTGTGCCAACGCACGCGGTTCGACTGCACCCAGCGGCCTTTCAAGTCTCGAGATGCTTGGTTGGAGGCGACCCCGGGCAAAAACTGCATGTCAGCAAACTTCGCCGCCCGCGGGCTTGCCGGCGGGTTGGTCGTCACATAGCCCTGTACGGAACTCGCCGGGGTCATCTGATCGCCGGGCGTACTCACGAGATCAGCCCCAGCACCGAGCCAGCGACGGTCGGCGCCGCGGCACCGGAGAGCTCGATCGCCTTGCCGGCCGCGCCGCCATTGGTGGCCGCGCCCGTGTGGCCGTTGACCACGGTGGCCGCCGCCGTCCCGTTACCGCCCGCCGCGCCGTAGGTGCCCCCCGCGCCCGAGGCGCCCTGCTGGCCGGCGCCGTAGGCAACCCCACCGCCCGCCGCGCCGCTGGTGCCGTTGGGGCCTCCCGTGCCACCGGTCCCGTTGTTGGCCGCGGCCGAGGTTGACCCGATGTAGGTCGCCCGGCCGCCCCTGCCACCGCGACCCCCGCCAGCGCCCCCACCGCCGCCGCCAGCCGACGCTGCGCCCGTGCCCGAGGAAACCCCGTCATAGGCGCCGCCCGCCCCGCCACCGCCACCACCGCCCCAAATGTGCCCATTGGCGTTGGTGACGTTGAAGGACCTGGAAAGGCCGGGCCCCAATATCGCGTTGCCGCCCGCAAAAGCCGCAGTGGCGTTCAGTGCCGTGTCGCCGGAACCGGGGTAGGAGGCGCTCGCCCCGTCCGCACCGTCGCCGCCGCATCCGATAATGTAGCCGTTGTTGATGAGGTTGACCGTCGATCCGGAGGGCAGGCCCGACAAGTCCATGGCCGGATCCTGCGGCGTGCGCGAGGACACGACGACCCCGGTGTTGACCGTGATCGTCACCGTGATCGCGCTGGATAAGGTCCCGAGCAGCGGCGCGAGCTGCCAGTTGACGACATTCGACGAGATGGTGAGCGGGTAGGACGCGCCCGCAGGCGTCGTGATGTTGTCGAACACCGACACCAGCCACTTGGAGATCGCGGCGTTGTACTTCATGTAGAAGCGGTCGATGCCGCCCGCGACGGTAGAGAGCGTCGGCTGCGTGCCTTTCTCAAACAGGAAAATGCTGTTCCAGGTGAGTAGCCGGTTGCCCGTGCCGTCTTGGAAGACGTAGAGGTCGATTTCGGCGCCATCGACCGCATTGGCCGGCGCTCCCATCGTGTAGTTGCCGGTCAGCGTGTACGACTGCGTCGTGCCTTCGGTGGGGTCGAGCGTGATCGTCGATCCGGTGGGCAGCGATTGCGCGTTGAAGGGATAGACGTTGGTGACGCCCGTGAAGACGTTCTTGACGACCGTGCTGTCCGCGATTTCGGTCGCGGTGCGCGAGACCCGGGCGAAGTTCGACGCCGCAATCCCCGACAAGAGCCCGGACCCTGCGGTAATGACGTCCCAGACGTTGGTTCCATCGCACCAAATGAGGTGCTTCTCTGCGGCATTGACCGTGACCGTCGAGGTGGTGCTGATCGTGGGGCCATAGGTGAAGGTGAGCGTCTGACCCGTGTTCACATTGTCGATCAGGTAGAACTTGGAGGTGACGGAGCTCGGCACCGTGACCGTGACCGGGCCTGCAGGCGTGCCGCTGAACTGCAAACAAAAGCCGCGCGTTGGGGAACTGACGCCCTGACTCAAGGCACCCAACGAGTAGGCGACCGATGAGCCGATGCTGATTTGAAACAGGCCGGCGATCGCATCGTCGAACAGTTGGAACGCATCGGCGTTTAGGATCGCGCCCCAGGTGTTGTTGTAGGCCCCGGTCTGCGGAAGTCTGACGGCGAGGGCGGTCGAAAAGGTATCTGCCATGACGGATTATCCTTGCACCGTGGTTGCCGCCGCTTTGGCGGGACTGTAGTCGCCCTGACGGACGCTGTTGCGCAGTTCGAGGCGCGCAATCTGAAGTTTCTCGTTGTACTGGCCTTGGATGTCGGCGTAGCGGTCATCGGCCTTGATGAAGTTCTCCGCTTCCATGAGCGAGGCGTGAAACAACAAGTCACCGCAGTTGGCTGACAACCAGGTGGTTCCCGCGGTCACGACAGACTGCGGACGCTTGATGAAGCGCACCACGACCGCGTAATTCTGGTCCGCGAATTGCGAGACGATCCAAGTGTTGGTGTCCTGCTCGGCGTAATACCTGGGCCGAGCCGTGACGCCGACGATGGAGGCGTAGTTCGTCACATAGTCGTAATTGCGCTTGAAGACCGGCGAGCGATTGCCAAGCGTCGATTGCGACACGGCCGCGGTGCCGAACTGCAAGGTCTGCCCGCTCGACCCGTTCGACGTCGTAATCGAGGTGATGAGGGACCAGCGCGTAACGCCCGTCACAGTTTGCCCGTTCACGCTGTAGATCGTCTCGGTCTGCCCGTCGTT